AACTATAAACTTACCACCTTATCTCTTTAATCCTGAACAAGCAGATATTCGTGCTCATGAATATAAGAGATTCCAAATGGTGGACATTAAGAATCTTGAAAATAGAATTAAGAATTTAGAGTATTATACTGCATTAACTCTGTTAGAAACTAATACTGCTAATCTATTTGTTTCAGATGCTGATGGTCTTAATAGGTTTAAGTCAGGATTCTTCGTTGATAACTTTGATTCTTTCTTACCACAAGAAGATAGATTGGGTATTAAGAATAGTATTGATAGATCTTTCAAGGAAGTTAGACCAAAGCATTATACTAATTCAGTAGATTTGATTTTTGGTCCTGTTACTGATGTTGATCCAACTACAGATTTGGCATTTAGTTCAATTGAAGGTATTAACGTAAGAAAGAGTAATGATGCTATAACTCTAGATTATGCTGATGTTGAATGGTTAAAGCAGAGTTTTGCAACAAGAACTGAAAGTGTAACTCCTTTCCTTATTAGTTTCTGGCAAGGAACTGTTGAATTAACTCCTGCAAGTGATAACTGGGTAGATACTGTTAGATTAGAAGCAAAAGTTATCCAGACAGAAGGTAACTATGCAGAAACAATGGCTGCTGCAAGTAGAAACTTTGGAACAGATCCTCAAACAGGATTTGCACCTGTTCTATGGAATGCATGGCAGACTAATTGGACTGGTATAGATGTTGTAGATAGAACCAGAGTAACTCAAACTGGTGGTCAGTGGGGTGCAAGATTTAGTAGAGGTGGATGGCCAAATGGAGATCCTTCTACAAACCCCGCTAGATGGATTCAGCAGCGTAGAACTACAACTACGAGGGAAGAAATAAGAGAAACCGTTAATAGGGGCGTAGAGTCCAGACAGGGCGTTAGAACGATTGTTAGTGAAGTATTTGATAGACAGTCTCAAGGAGAGAAGGTTCTTAATAGAGATATCATCCCTTATATGAGATCTAGAAACGTTGAGTTCGTTTCTAAGAGAATGAAACCAATAACTCAACTTTATGCGTTCTTTGATGGAGAAGATGTAACTAAGTATTGCACTCCAAAACTTCTAGAAATAGAAATGAGTTCTGGTACATTCCAAGTTGGTGAAACTGTTATTGGTAATGTTCAGGGAACAGGATTGGGTGGTGATAACTTTAGTAATACAAGACCAAGTATTACCTTTAGGGTTGCACAATCAAATCATAAGGAAGGTCAATACAATGCACCTTCAGTAACTTATGTTTCAAGTCCTTATACCCAAAAACCAGTTCCTGCAACATATACATCTACTTCAACTACATTGAATATTGATACATATTCTCTCCAGAATGAGGTTCAGGGTGAGTTTTTTGGTTGGGTAGAAACTGGAATGATTCTTACTGGAAAGACTAGTGGAGCACAAGCAAAAATTACTAATGTTAGATTAATCTCTGACCTTTCTGCTTTCTGTGCTGGTAGTTACTTCATTCCAAATCCAAATGGAGTTAATTTCCCAAGATTTGAGACTGGTAGTAGTGTCTTTACTCTTGTTAGTGATAAAGATAATAACCATGATGAAGCAGTTACTATTGCTGAAGAATCATACACTGCTGCTGGAGCATTAGAAACTGTCCAAGAGACTATTATTTCAGTTAGAAATGCTAGAGTAGAACAGAAACAGGAATTCCAGCAACGTAATGTTAATAGAGTATTAGGAACGGAAGTGGTTTCTACTTCAGTAACTGCAGGACCACTTGAAGAGAGAGATGTAGGTTGGTTTGATCCTCTTGCACAATCTTTCTTGGTTGAAGAAGAGACTGGTGTATTCCTTACAAAATGTGATGTGTTCTTCCGCACCAAGGATGACTTGGATATACCTGTAGTGTTCCAGTTGAGAACAATGCAGGGAGGATTCCCAACACAAAAGGTTCTTCCTTTCTCTGAGATTGTATTAAGTCCAGATCAAGTTAATGTTTCTGGTGATGGATCTGTTGCTACTACAATAGAATTTAAATCTCCAGTATATTTGGAGAATGGTGGAGAGTATGCAATGTGTTTAGCATCTAACTCTACCAAGTATAGTGTTTATATTTCTCGTATTGGTGAAGAGGATCTTCTTACTAATACCTTTATTTCTAACCAACCTTACTTGGGATCTCTCTTTAAGTCGCAAAATGCTTCTACATGGGAACCAAGTCAGTGGGAAGATCTTAAGTTTACTCTTTATAGAGCAGACTTTATTGAATCAGGAACTGTAGAGTTCTATAATCCAGATCTCACAAAAGGAAATAATCAAATTCCATATTTGATGCCAGATTCATTGAGTCTAAAATCTAAAGAAGTAAGAGTAGGATTAGGTACTACTGTATTTGATGCTAATCTTGAATTAGGTAATACTGTTTATCAGATGGCAACTCAAGCAACTGGTAATTTAGCTGGAACTGCAGGAACTGCTGCTGGACCTAATTTAACAATTACTGATGCTGGTATTGGTTATACCCCCGCAAGTAGTCAAGTTACTTATAGTGGTGTAAATCTAGTTACTATAACAGGTAATGGTCGAGGTGCAGTAGGTTCTATTACAATTAATAGTGGTTCCATAGTTTCTAATGGAGCAACAATTACTAGTGGTGGATCTGGTTATCAAATAGGCGATGTTGTTGGATTTAATACTCTAGGAATTGCTTCTGTTGGTAGAAATGCTAGATTAACAATTACATCTATAGGTGCTACATCAGAACTTATTCTAAATGAGGTTCAAGGTAACTTTGTTGTTGGTGCAGCAAATACTGTGATGTTTGTTGATAGCAATACAGTTGTTAGAGAATTGAACAGTGCTAATGGAGGAGATGTACAAGTTTCTTCAATTACTAAAGATAGTGATGGATTGCATATTAAAGTGAATCATAAGAATCATGGAATGTATTTCAGTGATAATAAGGTTGAGATTTCAGGTGTTCAATCTGATGTTAAACCAACCAAATTAACTGCTGCACTTACTGCAACTTCAACATCTCCAATTTCTGTTGTTAAAGCAGAAGATTTTGAGTCATTTGAGAATGTTGGTGTAGGAACTACTAATACTGGATTTCTTCGTATTGGTGAAGAAATTATTGAATATACTTCCGTTTCTGGTAATACAATTGGTGGTAATATTACAAGAGGAGAAAATCCTGTAGCATATCCAGTTGGAACACCAGTATTTAAGTATGAATTGGCTGATGTTAACTTGAAGAGAATCAATAAGACACATGATTTATCTGATGTAACTAAATCAGATCCTATCACTTTTGATTCTTATAATATTAAGATTGATATGTCAGAGAAATTTAATGTTAATAATGATGATAGAAGTAATGATGTTGGTTTCCCTCAACTCTTTGTAGGACAAACAAAATCTGCTGGTGGATATGATATAACAGCATCTCAAAATATGCCATTTGAGGTTATTACACCAGTTGTTCAGAATTTAACTGTTAAGGGAACTTCTCTTACAGCAGAAGTAAGAACTACTACAAGTAAGAGTATAAGTGGAAATGAAATTCCTTATCTTGATGCAGGATATGAAGCAATTGCACTTAATGAATCAAATTATATGACTTCACCAAGATTGATTGCTTCTAAAGTTAATGCAGATGCTAAATTAACAAATCTTCCTGGTGCAAAATCTCTTAATATGAAATTATTCTTGAATACCACTGATAGTAGAATAAGTCCTGTAGTGGATGGTCAGAGAGTAAGTACTATTCTTACTTCTAATAGAGTTAATGATGTTATTGATGATTATACAACTGATCCAAGAGTAAATTCACTTACTGAAGATCCAACAGCATGTCAATATCTCTCTAAAGAAATTAATTTAGAGAATCCTGCTACATCTATTAAAATTTTAGTAGGTGCTCACATCCATCTTGATGCTGATATAAGAGCATTCTATGCTGTGAGTGATAAGCAAGGATTTAAGCCTGTATTTACTCCATTTCCTGGATATAAAAATCTTGATAAACAAGGACAGGTAATAACATCCAAAAATAGTGATGGACAGTCTGATACTTTAGTTGTTAAGTCAAATTCATATGGATTTGATCCACAAGACATTGAATATAAAGACTATACATTTACTGCCGATAATTTACCATCATTTAGATCATATAGAATTAAAATTGTTCTAACATCTAAAAATCAGGCATATGTTCCTAGAATGAAGGATCTAAGAGTACTTGCATTAGCATAACTATGACATTAAACAAGGTGAAAGACCAAAGTGATTTGGCAAGAGATCCAAAAACAGGATCTATCATTAATGTAAACAATTTAGATTATGAAAAATATGTAGCAAGTAGAAGAGTCAAAAATGCAAAAACAAAACAAGTTACTTCTATTGAAGAAGATCTTGTTAATCTAAAAAATGAAATGAATGAGATTAAATCCCTACTTAAAGAGTTAGTCAATGGCAACTAAAAAGATTACATTTGATCCCACTGCAGGTGTTCCTGTAGCATCAAACTTAACCCTATATGGTGGTTCTAATTTTGATACTACTTTTACAGTTGTAGATGTTGGTAATGCTGCATATGGATTTACGACTGCATGGTCTGCTTCTGCACAACTCCAAAAGAGTGCTGGTGTAGCAGCGACGACTGTTCCTACAGCAACTTTTACTGCAGGGATTACTACAGGATCTATTACATTAGCACTTGATGCAACGAGAACTAGTAATATTCCTCAAGGGAGATATTTGTATAATGTATTGATTAGTCCTGGTATAGGACAAACAGTTTATAATATTATAAATGGAAATATTATGGTTAATGCAGGTATTTCTTCAACACCATAAATATATTGAAGGGGTAATAGTCTAAATGGCACAACCAGGAACCAGAGGAGAATTTATAGATTATTGTAAACGGCAACTGGGTGCTCCAGTGCTGGAAATCAATATTGCCGATGAGCAAGTTGAAGACATCGTTGATGATGCTATTCAATTCTTCAATGAAAGACACTTTGATGGTGTTTCTCAAGTCTATCTAAAATATCAGATTACTCAAGAAGATATTGATAGAGGAAGTGCGACAATGGAAGAGGGTGCGGGAAATAAAACTACTGGTATATCTACAACAACAGTTGATGCAAGTATTGCTGGTGTAAGCACTTCTTTTAATTTTTATGAGAACGGTAATTTTTTACAAATGCCTCCAGAGGTAATTGGAGTAACAAAACTTTTTCACTTTGATGGATCTAATACTGTTACTAATAACATGTTCAGTGTTAAGTATCAGTTATTCTTAAATGATGTTGCTTTTAATCTTGGTTATCAAGGTCTTTTAAGTTATGCAATGACTAGGACTTACCTAGAAGACATTAATTTCTTGTTAACGACAGAAAAACAGATAAGATTTAATCAAAGGGCTGATAGATTATATTGTGATATTGATTGGGGAAGTATTAGTAAAGGAGATTGGTTGGTTATTGATTGTTTTAGATTATTGAACCCTGCAGAATTTCCAAGAGTATGGAATGATTCATTCTTAAAGAAATATACAACTGCTCTTATGAAGAGACAGTGGGGTCAAAATCTACTTAAATTCCAAGGGGTAAAACTTCCTGGCGGTATTGAATTAAATGGAAGACAAATCTATGATGATGGAGAGAAGGATCTCGAAATCATTAGAGAACAAATGTCTAACATGTATGAGATGCCACCATTAGATATGATAGGTTAGTTCAATGGTTCTTAACCCATTCTTCCAGCAAGGTGCTCGATCAGAACAAAATTTAGTTCAGGATCTAATCAACGAACAGTTGAGGATGTATGGTGTTGAGGTGCATTATCTACCTCGTAAGTATGTAACAGAAAATAAGGTAATAAGAGAAGTAGTAGCATCTAGGTTTGATGATGCATATCCTATTGAAGCATATGTTGATACCTTTGATGGGTATGGAGATAATCCAACTTTATTATCCAAGTTTGGTATTGAACAGACAAACGAGATAACACTTACAATATCAAGAGAAAGATTTGAGAATTACATCTCACCTTTGATGAAGAATGAGGCAGATGTAAAATTAACAACTAGACCCAAGGAAGGAGATCTAGTTTATTTTCCATTGGGAGATAGATTATTTGAGATTAAGTATGTAGAGCATGAGAAGCCATTTTACCAGTTACAAAAGAATTATGTTTATGAATTGAGATGTGAACTCTTCCGTTATGAAGACGAAATCATCGATACAGGTGTTGATGAGATTGATAATGAATTGGTTGGAGATAATTTAGATGGTGATACAGAAGACGGTATTCCAACAATACTTGGACCAACTCAAACACTTACATTGGTTGGTGTTGGTATAACTGCTGCTGCTGAAACAAGTATTGTTGCTACTGGTGCTATTAGATATGTTACTATAACTGATAGAGGTGGTGGATACATCTATAGTCCCTCTGTAGGGTTCTCCTCTGCCCCTACAGGCGGTGTAACTGGTATTGCCACTGTAAGGATGATTGGAGGCATTGTAGCGTGTAATAAGAACGTTAACGAGAGAGCACGTTCTGTCCAAAATATAGACTTGGTAAATCCAGGTTCAGGATATACTGTCGCACCTTTAATTCAAGTAACTGGTGGTGAAGGAACAGGTGCTGCTGCAACATGCGTTATAGGTAATGGAACAGTTGGTATTGTAACACTTACTGCAACTGGTTCTGGATTCACTACTGCACCTACAGTTACATTCTCTGGTCCTACTGGAGTTGGAACAACTGCTACTGCTGTTGCAATGATAAGTGCTGGTGGAACTATTACTTCTATCAATATAACTGATGCAGGTTCTGGATATTCATCTATACCTAATATCACAATATCTGATCCATCGATGGATTCTACAGGAGATTACATCTTTAATGAAGAGGTTAAGGGTGCAAATAGTAATGCGACTGGTAGGGTTAGATCTTGGAATTCTACTACAAACATATTAGAGGTTGCTTCTATTGGTGGAACCTTTGTTATAGGAGAGAAGATAATTGGTCAAACATCTCTTGCATCTCATGCATTGAGAGTAGTAGATGAAGAACCTACAGATGATGGTTATGCAGATAATTTTAATATAGAAACTGAAGCAGATAAGATATTAGACTTTACTGAACAGAACCCATTCGGTATTCCCTAAATATAAGTTACGAGGATAATAACCATGTTTGAGTATTTTTATAACGAAATTTTGAGGAGAACCATTGTTGCGTTCGGAACTTTGTTTAATGGTATTACTGTTAAGCAAACAGATTCCACAATAAGGGTTCCTTTGGCATATGGTCCAACTCAAAAGTTTCTTGCTAGACTAGAACAATCACCTGACTTGAATAGGAGTACTGCAATTACTCTTCCAAGGATGTCGTTTGAGTTTACTGGTCTTACGTATGATCCTAGTAGAAAGGTTACTACAACACAAGTATATACAGTAAAAGATCCAGATAATGGAAGTGAGTCTAAAAAAACATATATGCCTGTTCCATATAATATGCAATTTGAACTTGCTATTATGTGTAAATTAAATGATGATGCATTACAAATCACAGAACAAATATTACCTTATTTCCAACCAGCATATAACGTATCAGTAAATTTAGTTGGTGCTATTAACGAGAAGAGAGATATTCCTATTGTATTGGAAAATATTACAATGCAGGATGATTATGAGGGAGACTTTACTTCAAGAAGAGTTCTTCTTTATACATTAAGGTTTACTGCTAAAACCTACATGTTTGGTCCTGTTACTTCTGCTACCAAGGATATCATCAAGAAGGTCAAGACTACATACATTTCTGGAGATTCCAAGAGTACTATGCGGGATATATCCTACACAGTTACTCCAAGAGCAACCAAGAATTATACAGGTGCGGTTCTTACCAATCTTGATGAAAACGTTGGTTTAGGTGATGTTATAATTCCTGTTGTTGATGGAAGTAAGATTCCTGCTATATCATCATCTACCAAACTTTATATTAATATTGGAGATGAGGAATTATATGTCAAGAAGGTTGAAGGTAATAATTTGACAGTTGAAAGAGGACAGGATCAAACTGTTGCTGCTTCTCATCTAAAAGGAGCAGAGGTCAAATCCATTACTGCTGCTGACAATGTTCTCATTGAAGAAGGAGATGACTTTGGATTCGATGGATCAACAGAAGGTTGGCTCTAAATGGATAAAGAATATAATAAGTTAGATAAAACCTTTAATATCACTCCTGAAGTGGTAGAAGAGAAGACTGAAGTGATTAAACCAGAAAAACCTGATAGACTTACTAAAGATGATATAACAAGAGATTATGAGTATACAAGAGGCAATCTTTATAGTATAATAGAGAAAGGACAAGAAGCAATTGATGGTATTCTTGAGATTGCTCAAGAAAGCGAAATGCCTAGAGCATATGAAGTTGCTGGTCAACTTATAAAAAGTGTCTCTGATGCTACTGATAAATTGATTGATCTTCAGAAAAAACTGAAGGATGTCAATGAAGAAAAGGTAGCAAAAGGACCATCAACAGTCAATAATGCACTTTTTGTAGGATCTACCGCAGATCTTGCAAAATTGATAAAGGGAGAAACTCCTAAAAAAGACTGAATAAATATACTTGTAGATGGAGTAGAAATACGTGCCACTTAAGAAGCCATCAGAATTTTACGACAA